TATATAATTTGCATAGTTATATAAATTCTTAGATAAGAAACAAATAGAATCTAACTCATAATAAAATGGATGATTAGAGTAGAACTTATGTTGTTGAGTTAGTTTCATCAGAATTAATAATATTTACAATTTGACAAGATTTTCTAGTTCTTCTACGAATAGAATATAGTCTAGCACAGAAAGAAGTAATAATGCTAACAAAATCTTGCATAAGATCATCAGTACGTTCGGTACAAATATTAACCACATCAATAGATTTGCCTTGTTTAGATAGTAGAACATCTAGATAATTAAACCCAACTCTAGTAAGGCGATCTTTATGTTCTACAACTATGATATCATAGTTATCAGAATTAAGCAAGTCAATAAATTTACGTCTATGGTCATTAACGCCAGAACCAACTTCTTTAATAATTTTAACAATAGAATAACCTTTTGATAAACAATAGGATTCTAAGCGTTCCACTTGAGTGTCCAGATTAGATTTATTTTGAGAAGAAGAGACTCTGGTATATATAACTGCATTTTTAGTAGGAGTGGTAGGTGGATGAACAATAATAGTACCAGTAGGGAGTTGGGTGGCGGATAGAGTGCCAGATTTCCACATACGCCAAGCAGTTTTGTAGGAAATACCAAGAGAAGAGGCGTAAGTAGATAACTTCATATGTGACTATATATAACCATGTTTGTCTATATATTTAGCAAAGTTAACCAATACATTAGTCTACTGACTGAAGTATTACTAATTCCCAAATCTTTAGCAGTCAAAGATTGATCGTAATTATTATCATTTAATGATTTGATAAATTCTTCTTTAGTTATATTTGCTGTAGAATTTGGATTTGACATGATGATTTATTTAACTTTTTACATATTTTAATTATATCACATTTAAACTATTGAGTCAAGCATACTACGAAATTACTAAATATTAATATAACAAAATATAATAATTTTTTAAAAAACATATGGCATTAAATATAATGGACTTTCGGACACAATTACTACTTGGTGGCTTTAGAAGCAACTTGTTCAGAGTAGATCTGTCCTTCCCCTCCCAAATTGATTCATTAAAAGGAAATACTGGGGATAAACCAGCATCAGCAGCAACATTAAATACAGCAGCTAGTTTTTTGATTAAATCAGCACAAATACCTAGTATGGACATTGGAGTAATTCCTGTTCCATTTAGAGGAAGAGAATTAAAAGTAGCTGGTGACAGAAGTTTTGAGAATTTTTCCTGTACTGTAATTAATGATGGTGAATTTAGATTACGCAAAGGATTTGAGGCATGGTCTAGAGGCATCAATGCGTTGACAGAAAACGTATCAGAATTAGGATATTCTAATGGATCGGGTACAAACAAAATTAGTTATATTCAAGATATTACATTACATTTATTGAGTAGAGATAATGTTGCTCCAGAGAGAACACCAGCAAATGCTAGTTCATTTAGTTCTGCTACTGATAAGATTTTGAGAAGTTATCGGTTATACGGTGCATGGGTATCCAGTTTATCTGGAATGGATCTTGGTTACGAACTCAATAACCAAATTTCGCAGTACAGTGTGACTTTTGCGTACCAGTACTTCGAGGTACTACCAAGTACTACAAATTAATTATTAAATTTAATAAAGCCTTTCTAGATGACTCTAGAAAGGCTTATTTTTATATTCTGACACTAGTAGTCATTATTATAGTTTTCGTGCGTTGTGAGGCATCCTAGACCTCTCTCAGAGCAGAATAGGTTTACCCCATGTTGCTTGATTCTCTAGATGTGCTTCAATTAATTGATCTAATTTTGTTTGATGTTCTGCTGTGAATACAATATTAGGATCTGGCAACCAATTAGGTACTTCTTGTAAGTATCTTTCTGGGGGACACTAAACCTGATTTGGTTGCAAATTGGTAATGAATATTTTGAAGGTAATTGAGATTTTTAGAACCAAAACTTATACTTTTTCCATTTACTTTTGGCATCCTGATTTGTGTCACATAGCTACCAACATAATTAGTATATTGTAACCCAATAAATAAACCAGAAAACTTTTTCTTTATTGTTGTGTTGAACCATTGAGTCAATAGTTCTAGATTGGAACGTATATTATTACTAGCATTACTATCTAAATGATTAATTACATAATTTTCATTAGTCTTCGCTCCAAATACTAGTTGATGAATATATGTATTAGCACTATCAGTTCTTGTCTTAAATCTACCACTACTATCAAGATTAAAATTATATTGTTTTAGAATATCTACTTTATCAAGATCTATAGAATTAGTATATATTGTACCAGATTTAATATTGAGTAGATGTAATTTGTCATGTAAAAATAATTGATTATATATTAATTTGTAATTACCATTATTTACATTATGGTGAGGAAGATCGAACTGCCATAATTTTAGTAATGAATCAAAGTGAATCATATTACTACTCATAAAAATTTATTAAATTTAATAAAGTACTTCAACTAACTCGTTAATACCCAAACCAGAGACTTTACACGGTTTTGTTCCTATAGAAGAACCTCGATCATTATACACTCCAACAATTGTATCAAACTGAGCATTGACATGGTAGTGCCCAAAGTAATATTTCTCTGGATTGATGCGATTGAATATACCATTAAGATATACCGCATCTTTATCTAAATCTTCTTTTAAAGTAGGATCGTTTTTATATCGTTGGTCTAAGCAACTTAATTTTAAATAGGGATAGAATAGCATCGGCGCAGAATGACTGACAACGATATCAAAGTAATTGGCATTTATGAGATTATCTAATATTTTATCAGCATCATTATAAGGAGATACTTTAGTTATTTTTTGTGCGCCGTGGCGAGAACAAACTGATAAATGGCGTATATATTCGTCTTCCCACCACGACACATTTTTTTCTCTGTCTACTCGATCAATAGAAGTTGCACCACCAACAGTCAATAGTTTTTTACATACAGAACCCCCTTTCCAATTAATAACCGAATAGTCTGGTAAAAATTTAATATTGGATAAAGGTCGATCATATTCCTTTGTACCAATATGAGGTTCATGATTATAATATTGCGAACCCAACTCAGGATAATGGTTATAGTAATTGTCGTGGTTGCCACGATTAATTAGTAAAGTAACATCATTACACCTCAAATAATAATCGAGTTTGGATAATTGTTCTTGAGTGAATCCGTAACCAAAATCGCCGACTTGGATAATTGTGCAGCCTTGTAAATCAAATCTAGTGATGTAGCTGTAGATGACGGCAAGTTCGCCGTGGATGTCGCTTAAAATGAATAGCCGTCCGTTTGTATAAAATTCTTGCATAAATATAAATCTCTTTTATTACCATAACTAATTAATGGTGTTCTTTATTTATATTCTAACATATATTAGTTCTAAATACTAGAAGAATTACCATTAATTAGTTATGAATGATGTGCCCATGTTCTCCCATATTTAATACCATATATCGCCCCCTGACTGATATTATAAAGTTTGGCAATATATACACAAGTATGACCATCTCTTAATAATATTTTTATTTCCTTTACTGATATATTATTAAGTATTGCTCTTGGATTGTTTTCTCCACTATATTTACCAATTCTTGCATCAGAAATTTTTTTCTTAGATTCTTCTGTATGATTTTTTCCAAATCTATTATGATTACTTCCAATTTTACCCATTGCAGAATTGGACATTTTTTTCTTAGATTCTTCTGTATGAGTTTTACCAAAAAAAGTATTATCTTCCCCACAAAATTTTCCCGTCCTGGCATCAGATAATTTTTTTCTATGTTCTTCTGACTTAGGGATTCTGGCATTAGTTCCTGGCGGACTTCCTGCTGTTCCATGAGATATATTATTACAACCATGTTTTCCTATATTTTCTTTAATTAATAACTTTTCCGCCTTTTTTAATTCTATAGCTGTATTAAAAAATTGAAGTTCAGTTCTATGTAGTAATTTTTTATTTTTTATAGATCTCACCCAATTTCCAGATCCTTTATATGAATCTTTAGTGGGGTCTTTATCTGATGAATGCTTGCCGACGTAGTAATCGTTACTCCCTTCTAAAGTTGTCTTGTAGAGGTAATTATACTTTTTTTCTTTAAATTCAGCCATAAATACTAATAGTAAGGATATAATTATTAATATTTATATGAATAAAGGTGTAGAATTATTAGGATTTAATTTAGAAGAAAGAATCCGTGGAAAAAAAGCTGCATCATCCCCAATCCCAAAAAATAATGATGATGGCACAGTCATGATATCTGGGGCGGGATTCTTTAGTACGGGGATCGACTTAGAATTGAATTTCAAAAATATTGCAGATCTTATTAATAAATATCGTCAAATAGCACTGGATCCGTTAGTAGATGCCTCAATTGATGATGTGGTGAATGAGATGATTGCTAGCGATCTGACAGAAATGCCAGTAAAGATAGATTTATCAAAATCACAAATACCTGACAATATAAAAACCGCAATACGAGAAGAATTTGATTATATTTGCAAATTATTAAAATTTGAAAAAAATTGTCATAGTATTACTAGAAAATGGTATGTAGATGGTATTTTATATTATCAAAAAATAGTAGATCCAAAAAATTTGAAGAAAGGAATTCAAGAATTAAGAAATATCGATCCTATTCACATCAAGCCGATTAAGCAAAAAATAAAAGATGATCAAATATTATCAGAGAATGATAAAAAATTCGTAAATGAAAATTATTTGGAATATTATATCTATATAAAGAGTTCATCCAATAATAACAATAATTACAGTCCTAGTCCACATGCGGGGTCAGCACTTAAATTTACTAAAGATTCAATCACCAGCATTCCTAGTGGAGTAGTTGATTATACCAAAAAAATAAATGTATCATACCTAAATAAAGCGATTAAGCCAATCAACCAATTGAGAATGTTGGAAGACAGTATTGTAATATATGCTCTAACAAGAGCAACAGAAAAGAGAATTTTTTATATTGATGTAGGTAATTTACCAAAAATAAAAGCAGAGCAATATTTGAAAGAGGTAGTGAATAGATATAAAAATAAAATTAGTTATGATTCCGTCACCGGAGAAGTTGCTAACAAAAGACACCAAGCAACTATGTTAGAGGATTTCTTCTTACCCAGACGCTCTAGTGGTAATGGTACAGAAATTTCTACATTACCTGCTGGACAAAATTTGGGAGATTTGGGAGAAAATTTAAAGTTCTTTTTGAAAAAAGCACTACATGCACTTAATGTACCCGAATCTAGACAAAGTGGGGACTCTGGTAGTTTTAATATTGGTAGAGGTAGTGAGATAGCCAGAGATGAAATAAAGTTTGCTAAATTCGTAGGCAGATTGAGAAAACAATTTAGTCAATTATTTTTAGATCCACTCAAAACTCAATTAGTATTAAAAGGAATATTAAATGTTGATGAGTGGGATGCTATAGAATCTGATATACAAATAGACTTTATATTTGATAATCACTATGCAGAACTTGTGGCATCTGAATTAGCAGTAGATAGATTAAATATATTGGCACAAACTGAACCATATTTGGGCAATTATTTTAGCAAACAATATATTCAAAAAAATGTACTGAAAATGAATGACAGAGAAATAGAAGAAATAGCTTTACAGATCCAAATGGAGAAAAATCTGGGGTTAATTCCAGATCCAGCACAAATGACACAAATTGCTGCACAAACCCCTGCTCCACCACAAAATACTGCTAAATAAACTATATATAATTATTAAATTTTATGAGTACAGCTAGAGATATATTCAATTCAATTATTGACCAAGATAACGTAAGTGCATCCCAACATATTGCAGATGCACTACTTGATAGAAGTGTAGAAAAAATAGAATTGATGAGAGAATATGTGGGTAAGTCTTTATTTCAAGAAGCATCTGATTCTGACTATAACGAAGGATTAAAGGATGCTACTCGTGAAGATAACGCCAATACATTCACCAAAGGGGTGCGCAACAGAATCAAAAATCCTAGTATCAAGGATAGAGATGCAAGAATAGATGCGTCTACTAGAGAATATTACAAAAAATCTTTAAATAATCCAGATAGCATGGATTATGGAGTGAAATTGGGTGATAGACATGATAGTTTGAGAAATAGAATTACCCTAAATCCTTCAGAAAAAGAAGAATTAAATACCTTAGACAAAGAACAACAATCGAGTAGTAAACATGCGAAATATCTAACAAAACGTTATCCAGATCATTTACCAAAGTACAAATAATATGAAATTACTAATAGAATCAGCAGAACAAATAGAATACCTCACCGAAGAAGTAAATGGCACGAAACAATACTTTATTGAGGGGATTTTTCTTCAATCGGAGTTAGAAAACAAAAATGGAAGAATTTATCCAAAACACATTCTAGATAAAGAAGTAAAACGGTATATCAAAGAATCCATAGAACAAAATAAAGCAGTAGGAGAACTAAGTCACAGCAGCAGTATTTTACCAGATCCAAAATTAATATCTCATAAAATTATTTCTTTGAAGGAATCTGGCAATAATTATATTGGTAAGGCATTAGTATTGGATACACCTAATGGGAAAATTGTAAAAGCTTTGATGGAAGGTGGAGTCAAATTCGGTGTATCTAGTAAAGGACTAGGCACACTTCAAGAGCGTAATGGTAAAAAATATGTATCAGAAGATTATAAATTATCTACTGCTGGAGATTGCGTAATGGATCCTAGTGCGCCAGATGCTTATGTTAATGCAATTATGGAATCCACCGAGTATGATATTGATAAAAATGGACTAATATACGAAATCAAATATAATATTCAAAGTGCTAACACTAAATCACAATTAGAAGAAGCGCGGTTAGGTGCATTCAAAAAATTATTAAATTTAATAAAATGAATGATAAAAATGTATTACCAATTCCTCAATTAAGTACTAATGATGGAAACATTTATATTTTAAAGGACAGATACGTAATTAATTTCAGTAAATATTTTAATTTTGATATAGTGGTGCCAAAAAATTATAAATCCGATCTAGCATCTGTACCAAAATTATTAAGGTGGATTATAGATAGAGCATCACTAGGTTTAGTGGCACCATTATTGCATGACTATATATGTTTTAAAAAGGGGAGAATTATAAGCATAGATGGAGCAATGTATGAACTAACTTGGTTTGAATGTCATTTATTATTTTTATTGGTGATGAATATAACAGGGATTCATTGGTTTCGTGCTACTTTATGTTTTTTAGCAGTATTGATCGGTGTTAAGTATTGGGAAAATAATAAATACTAAATTTAATAAAATGAGAGACTTATATCAAGAAATTCAAGAATTTTATTTGTTAGGTGAGGGGTTATCCAAAGAACCATCTTCACCAATAGAAACTCGAAAAGTTAAAACTACAGGAAATCTATATCATTCACTTAATAGCACCGTTCATACCCAATATAACGCTGCACAATCCCACGAAACTGATAAAATAGCACCTGGTCAATCTGATATTTCACACCATGTGTCCTGGAACAATTTAATTGATCGTAATAATATGAATAATACACAAAAAAAACATACATTACATGACGCTTTACATTTACATAATGATTATGTTAAAAACCATACAAATATTGGAGATTTAGTAACTAATCATCCAGCTACAAAAGCAGATAAGACTGAAAGAAATAGAAGAGAGGAAATATATAGAAAAGTAGCAGGATTTGGTGCTTTAGCTAAAGATGGACGAACCCAGTATGGTATAGTCAAACAACATCCAGACGTTCATCCAGAAGAACATTTACGAGGACAAAAATACTTACATCCACTAGAAGATCATGAAATTAAATCTTATCAAGAAAAAAATAGATTAATTAATGACATGAAAAGGAATAATACTCCAGAAAAACGAGAAGAAGGGATAGCTAAAATAAAAAAAGGACAAGAAAAATGGGAAGAAAAAAGAATGCTGAGTGGAAGATTATCTTTAGCATCTTTGCAACGTAAACCAGGAAGTGATAAAAATCATCTAGAAAGAGGACAACGTTTAATAAATACTAAAAGGTCAATTTTAGGGGGGTATTTGCACCAAGAAAATTTTTAATACACCAAGTAAAACAAAAAATAATGAAATATAAATATAAATATAAATAGTAGTATAAATTAAAATAATTACAATGGGAAGAAATCAGGTAACAAAAAACGCAGTAGCAGGAGATCCTATGGATACTTCTTTATCAGATGGTAACGTAGAAGAATTACCTAATTCTGAACCTATTGCTACTGAACAACCAAACACTGCTGCAAAATATGTGGCTGGTGTCAAAAAAATCAAGAATATCGTAAATAAAGATGCTGTACCCCCAGTACCTATGAATGGATTACAGAAAAGTGACATGGATGAATCCATTAGTGTAACAGATTCAATCAATACTTTATTTGAAGGTTCTGATTTATCAGAAGAATTTAAAGAAAAACTGATTGTTATTTTTGAAGCAGCAGTAAAAGAAAAAACATTTGAATTGATGACCAATCTTGAGGAACACTATAATCAAACTCTAGAAGAAGAAATTAACTCACTAGCAGAAGTATTGATTGAATCTATTGACACCAAACTAGATTATATTTCTGGAATGTGGTTAGAAGAAAATGAAATTGCTATTGAAAATGGTATCAAATTAGAACTATTTGAAAACTTTATTGGAGGGATGAAAAATCTATTCCAAGAAAATTATGTAGATATTCCCGAAGAACGATATGATGTATTGAGTAATATGAATGATACTATCGAGATGCTAGAAAACAAATTGAATGAGCAAATTGATATCAACACCGAACTATATGGTGTTCTTCAGGAATCTACCCTAGAACAAACTATAGAAGAAGTGGGTAGAGATTTAAGTCAAAATCAAAAAGCAAAATTGCGATTTTTAGCAGAAGGATTAAATATAGACTCCGTTGACGATTTGGCAAATAAAGTACAAATCTTAAAAGAAAGTTCTTTCCCCACTGTAACAAAAAAATATACTATCTTGGATGATGATGTGTCTGGAAATTATGAAGTTATTAGTGATAGTATGTCTAAATATGTAAGTGCTTTGTAATTTTCTATAAATAATAATAATAATAAAAAATATAAATTTATGTCTTACGGAAATCAAATGTTAGGAATTGAGCAATTGTTGGAAAAATGGGCACCAGTACTAAATGCCCAGAGTCAAGTAGAAATCAAAGACGAATATAAACGAAAATGTACAGCAATCTTACTGGAGAACCAAGAACGAGATAATCGTTCACAAAAAGAAATGTTGTTTGAGTCTCCTACCAACTCTGCTGGTAACGGTGGTTTTACTGGCGGTGCTGCATCTACTCCAGTAGCAGGTTACGATCCTGTGCTAATTTCGATGGTACGTCGTTCTATGCCCAAAATGATGGCATATGATGTTTGTGGGGTACAACCACTAACTGCACCATCTGGACTAATATTTTCTCTGCGTTCTCATTTCGGTACAGATCGAGATGGTAATGGTGCTACCCCCAATGTTTACACCAATGAACTATTTTATAATGAAACTGATACTGCACGTTCTGCTAATGGTGGGGTATACACACCAGTGGCAGGAAATCTAGAAGACAACCCAGCAGTACTAAATCCTGGTGCTAGTGGTATTCCTGGTGCATACACTTATTCTCAAGGTATGCCAACAGCTATTCAAGAATCTTTGGGGGAAAGTGGTAATGCTTTCCGCGAAGTCAGTTTCTCCATCGAAAAATTCTTAGTAGAAGCAAAAGGTCGTGCGCTAAAAGCAAGCTACTCTCTTGAACTACAACAAGATTTGAAAGCAGTACATGGTCTAGATGCAGAATCCGAACTAGCAAACATCTTGTCTAGTGAGATTATATCTGAGATCAACCGCGAAATCATTCGTACCATTTATGTTACTGCTAGACCAGGGGCACAAAATAACGTAGTTATCCCAGGTCAATTTGACCTCAACTTGGATTCAAATGGACGTTGGGCAGTAGAACGTTTCAAAGGGTTGTGTTTCCAATTAGAACGTGAAGCAAACGCTGTAGGTCATCTCACTCGTCGGGGTAAAGCGAATTTCATGATTGTTTCTGCTGATACTGCATCTGCTTTACACGCAGCTAAACAACTTGATTATACTCCAGCAATGGCGGTAAATGATGTCCCTGATGACACCACCAGTACATATGCTGGTCTGTTCAACAGTCGCATCAAAGTTTATGTAGATCCTTATGCAGCTAATATTTCTGATACCCACTTTGCAGTACTAGGGTATAAAGGTGCGTCTGCTTGGGATGCAGGTATTTACTACTCCCCATATGTTGCACTACAAATGGTACGAGCAACCGATCCTGAAACATTCCAACCCAAGATAGGGTATAAATCTCGATATGCAGTAAGTGCTAACCCATTCTCCCAAGGTTCTACTCAGTCTAATGGATCTTTGACTCCCAACGCCAACGTTTATTTCCGTAGAATTTCCATCGTGAACTTGAACTGACCCACGTTATTAAACCTATTGTAAAATAAGTAAAATCTGTTGTAATAGAACTAAGGAAGTAAAAAACCTTAGTTCTATTTTTTCATTAAATTATGCCTTGGACAAGAACAAAATCATATTATCACAAAATGAACGATATATGTTTTGATACAAACCATAAACAGTATCATATGTATGATGCTGTGGGTATATCAGTAGAACTGCGATGGAAGTCAAATTTTGACTCATTTTACGAGGACATGGGAAAATGCCCAGAAAATTTAAGATTGTGTCGTAAAGACCGAACAAAAAACTTCAACAAAGATAATTGCCACCAGAAAAGCAAACGCAAAACCACAAAGCGAACACCAGAAAAAAGTAGTATCAGAGTTAATGGCTAAAAAATATATACTTACCGTTCCTAATGGAGTAGAACACCATATCACTAATTTATTGCAATTTTGTTTATTAACACCAGAATTGGGTAAGAATGCAAGTGCAAATTTAACAAATGTAGCAAATGGAAAATTAAATCATTACAAGAAGTGGAGAGCAAGAAGAGTTGAATAGATCAAAAAGACCTCCTAATTGAGTTTAGGAGGTCTTTTTATTAAATTTAATAATTAATCAAAATGTTCATCATACCACCAGAATTGCATAGTAGTATAAAAAAAAAATTTATCGGTAGTGATAATATTATATGGAGTGAACATCAAGTTTTTCCAAATAATTAGAGAATATTTAAAGTCGCTCCAACCAAACATAATTTGTCTAAACGACCATTTATATGGAGTCATTTTTTAAGCCTTGTAATTTAATATTATTAACATAAGCTTCAATAGGTATATCCCAAGTTGATTGATTTTCTAGATGCGCTTGAATTAATTGGTCTAGTTTTATCTGATGGTCTGGTGAGAATTGGATAGTATGATCTGGCAACCAATTAGGAGTTTCTTTGAGGTATCTTTTTGGTGTAACTAAACCTGATTTAGTGCCGAACTGATAGTGAATATTTTGAAGGTAATTAAGTTCTTTGGCACCAAAATTTATACATTTGCCATGTATTCTTGGCATGGCAATTTTTGTTAGATAGCTAGTACCACTATTATTATATCTTATACCAATAGATAGTCCAGATTTTTTCTTCATTAACACTGTATTAAACCAATGAGTACATAATTCCAAATTAGACAATATATTGTTACTAGGATCTCCGTCGATATGATTGATTACATAATTGCGATTAGTTTTTACTTCATATACTAATTCATGAATATATACAATTTGACCATTTTTACCTGTATTAAATCTACCTTCATTATCAGCACAAAAATTATATTGTTTTAATAGATTTATTTTATCTAGTTCTACAGTATTGGTATAAATTTTGCCAGTCTTTGTATTGAGTACATAAAGTTTATCATCTACAAATAATTGATTATATGTTAATGCACCAGTATGGGATTTATATATATTATGATGAGGTTGATCAAATTGATAAAGATTGAGTGTTATGTCAAAGTGAATCATAATCTATATAAATCCATAACCATTATCTTAAAAATTGTTCATTGTGATGCCACCAGCCTAAAGAAGCATAAAATGCTCTAGTAGATCTAGCATATGCAGGATTAAACATTAATAGTTTCCAGTGATCGTAGGAATCCTTAATATCTGTATATCCATCTCGAATATATCCTCTTTTATCCTCTTTTTGTTTCCTGAACATTATAGATCTCATTGTAGTGATACCCAACCATCGATTATACCAGACAAAACAGCAATAATGAAATATTTTGTCTGGTATAATTTATTCATTTATTCTTCGTCGTCATCGTCATCGGCATCATCATCGTCAAAGTCATCCCAATCATTATCATCAAAATCTGGAACTGAATCTGGGTCAATTGAATTAATCTTAGCTGATTTTAGTTTTTCTGGAGTAATTGGTAGCATAATTTTATTATCTTAGTTCTGAGACTATTGTAGTGATTAAGTTTTTGAAAACAGAAATTTCGCTATTCAATGATTGTTCGCTATTTTTAATCATCTCAAGAAATACATTATAGTATTCTTCAGATAATTGTTCAATATCTTCTTCTTCTTGAGTTGAATAACGACTAGACATATTTATAGATGGGTAGGATAAATAACGCCAGATTTTAGTAATTGATAAAATACCCCAAAAACATTACCAGAAGAAAATGCCGCTGTTACAAATTCAAATTTGTCTGCGTCTACAGTAAATGGAAATAGTATTTTTGGGGTAGATTCAAAATAAAAAAATACTTGGTTAGTATCAGGAGAAAAGGTAATAGTAGGCATGAATTTAGGTGTTGACATACTTATTTTAAGGGAAAAATGATGGAATTATTGACTAATTCGTGATAAATTGCACCAACAGATTCAGTCAAAGAAAATGCTTCTACTACATAATGAAATCGACCTTCAGCTACAGTATAGGGGTATTGTTTATCTGGATTAGAAGTGAAAGTTAAAATTACTTGATTATCACTTTCACTAAAAGATACCTGAGAAATAGCACTAGACTTTTTATTAATATTTGAAGCAATTTCGGTTGATGGCATATATTTTGATTTATTTTGATTTACTCTTATATTCTAGCACATTAATTTTGATTTGGCAAGGACAAACTCGATATTAGAAATTTAATTATTTAATTTGTCCAATTGTTTTTGTCTTAACCAAAATGATAGTGTTACCTTTAGCCACTACTTTTGCAAGATGATCTCTTTGTTTTTTTTACATTTTAGTGTCCATCTGATATGGTCATCCGCACAATTATTGCAGCTACACCCTTCCATAACCGACCCATCACATTGAGGGCAAACACCAATAGAATGACCCATATTTTTATAGTTTTTATTTAATAAAATTATTGATGTTGCCAAGATTTTCCATTTATTATTCTATAAATGGTTTTTCTATTGACATTAAACGTTGTTGCTATTTGTTTTTGAGAAACATTTTTTTTATATAGTATCTTAATTTCTTCGATATCCTTTTCAGTTAATTTTGCACATCCATTTTGTATACCAATATTTTTTCCCTTCACTGATTTAGATATATTATCTTTATGTTCTTTTGTTAGAGATTTGCCCTTTTTCGCATCAGATAATTTCTTTTTAATTTCATTAGACATAATATGTCCAGGTTTAAACCCACTGGAAGAATATATCATGTTCATACAATTCACGTCACTATAATGTTTTTCTATCCACAACTCTTCTGCTATATACAAATCTTCTATCGAACTGTATATGCCTAAAATTATTTTGGATAATTTATTTTTATCTTTAATTTTTCTAATCCAAACACCCGAACCAAAATACCCGTCATTTAATATATCTTTTTTTGTTGTTGAGTGTCTGCCGATATAATACTTATCATTCCCTTCCAATAATGTTTTATAAACGTAATGAGTAACCACAAATTTTTTAATAAAATATACATATATATTTATTAAAAAAATGTAGTTACCTGATGCCCCATATAGGTTTACTCCCCAATAGATTTTAATCGTTTTTCCCAACTATCTCCTTCCGCCGGATCCCCAGTTTTATTAATACACTGGAGTTTTAATGCTACCCCATTTGGATTTTTACTAAGATTAGAACACACCAGTCCAGCCACATCATTAGCTGAAATTGGCTGAGTAGGTTTATAGGAAAACCTGAATGTACCATCAATGAAATAAACACCACATACAGGACAAATGATAGGATTTTCCATAAAATTAAATAAAAATTACTATTTTTTCATTTTCTAATGTGTTTTCATTAATATTACCGCATGGAAACCCAACAGGTTTAGAAGTAGCATGATAACTATAAGTTTCGATATGACAACTTAAAGTTATCATGCTGTGCTTTAGTTTTCTATAATTCAGCGATGATTTGTGAAATTTTCATAATTTTTAAGTGATAGAGTCGCTTTCACAAGCGATCCAGTAAATGAGATCCATATTTTCATTACAAAATTTAGAGATTTTCTTTTTACTGATAGAAATCCAGTAGTCGCCAGACAATAGTTTTAAATTGGCTATTTTGAAATTGAATTCTATATCTGTATCACCAATCACTTCTGGATAATAATTAGATTGTTCCAATTTTATTGTATGATTATTAGTGGCACTATTTGATTTATCACATACTACTCCCACCAATACATCATCTACTATCTTAACCACTAGGTCTGGTAAAGATAATTTGGTGGAAAATTGATTAATAGTGGTGATATCGTTATTACGAAGCATAAATTCTGCTTCAATATCAGTCATAATAATATCCTTTTCTGGCAGTTTTACTGTTAATACAGTGATATCTGAAAAAAGATATCTTGTAGATTGTCTTTCGTTTGAAATAGTCAGATGTGTGTCATAAAATATAATATCTGGATCGTCAACGATCTCAACAACAGACAATAATTTATTAAGATCGTAAATAGCAAAATCTGGAAATGTTTCTTCTACATGGGCAATCGCATATACGTTCTTAGCGTCCGACAAAGTTTTGATAGTATTCCCAGATTTTATAATCAAAGAAGGATTAATTTTTTGATAATTCTTGAGAATTTTTAGTGTGTCTTTAGAAATTTTCATTTTGATTATTCTCCAATAATAATTCGGGACTAGTAAATGGTTTTCGTGTAAAGTGTATTAATAAGATGATACAGTGGATCGCCTTAAATAAATCTTTTACGTTGTATGGATTTTTGTTTTCGTCTGCTTTTTTACCATACCTTAACACGTATCGCATAATAGATGTTTTAAGGTAATCTATAATCATATCCTCACTAGCAAACAAGTCTATTAATTGGACAGATTTAGATTTATAATGTTGTCTGTATGTGCTACAAACATATTTTTTAACATCACTTAAAATTTCTTCTTCAGAATAATTAAACATTAGTTTTTTTTTGATAATGTATGGTTTAATTAATTTTATCCCAGAATAGTATTGACGAGAACAGGCATCTTCTACTATAGAAACAGGGGTATTAACACATATACAAACACTGTTTGTATATTTTTGTCAGATAAATATGAATACAATACCCAGATATTTGTGCCTCTAATAGTTTTAGCCTCTCTCAAAGTTTTTAAAATAGTTTCAGTGATAGTTGTGGAGTTGGTTAATTGGAATAAAAATGATAAAGCACCTGGATTGCCTTTAGCGTATTTTATAATTTGTTCGGCGGTTAGTGTCATTTTTTTATCTGTTACTTTTTAAAATTATTCTTTGTAACTGTAGTGAGATCCAAGAACAGTTTAAATAAACCCATCCTGCATGTTTAATTACTGCCAATGGTCTAAAGCCAAAAAGATCTATATAAATCCATTTTGAATCAAACTCTCCCTTGTGAAAATATATCCTATTGTGCTTAATCATTAAATTTAATAATTAAGCAGAGTGTAATAATGATATTAATTGAATAGATTCATTTTGATAATGCTGTTTTCGAGCAGCAGAATAAGCAGCAGCAGTAGCAGAATCAGCAGCAGCAGAATAAGCAGCAGCAGTAGCAGTAGCAGAATAAGCAGCAGTAGCAGAATAAGCAGCAGCAGAAGCAGAATAAGCAGCAGTAGCAGAATCAGCAGCAGCAGTAGCAGTAGCAGAATCAGCAGCAGCAGTAGCAGAATAAGCAGCACAAGCAGCAGAATAAGCAGCAGCAGTAGCAGAATAAGCAGCAGCAGCAGTAGCATAATCAACAGAATAAGCAGCAGAACGAGCAGCATACCATTCGTTTTTACTCACTTCCTGTATTAATGCCTTTTTATGTAATTCTGCTACATCTACTATACACTCATCATTACTAAATCTGATTACTCCTCGTTCTGGATCTAATAATCTCCATATAGCTAATTTGTGTAATACTGGTTGTAAACACACTCCTACTGGTATAGCTTGTATAGATTCTAAAGGAAATCTCATAGCATCATCATTAGGCAATCCTTCAAATATATTATCAAATAAATAGCATATCCATTCTGGTAATCCAAAAAAATTACTCATATCTTTATGAGAATTAGAATGAATGCAACAACCTACATGACACCCCTTACCATTTTGCCAATAGTGACCTTTAATTATTTGATCGTGGGCATAGTGGGATTGTAGTTGATATAGGAGATCTTGTTTGAGTTGGTCATTACCATAGAAAGATAAATTATTGTAACGAGTGTAGGAGTGGGTATAGTCGATCATGATGATTAATGTGATGATATAGTTATCATATCATCACTGATTTAGATTGTCAACTATTAATTTTGTGGTATGAGAGGGGTCTAGAATGCCCTGTAAGGGGGGTTAAATGGATTTAATGTATTTGTTATGGTCAACGCCGTGGGCGATATCTTGAGTAATATTATCTGAAGGTTCTGCGATTAATCGAATATAATAAATACCCAAATCACTCCAATGTGGAGTAGCAAGATGCTGATTGACCATACGTCTAGCACGAGATGCTTTAGTAGGCATGAGCGGTAGACCGCTAGGAGATAAGACGGGTACTCTTTGCATAGAGATAATCCTAAGAGTAATAAAGTTAACGGTTCCTTAGACCAACATATCCAAGATGTCCTATTTAATAGAATCTAAACAATTAGATTTATAGAGGTACAGACTAGGAAAATATCTGAACGTATATACCAGGATATGTATTGTAGATGTGGTCTAACCACAAATGATCTAGACAAGACTTGAGTTAGATATATTGTTATATCCAAGCCACGGGGTTAACCCCGTGGTTCTTGACCTTAGTTAGTGGGGTAGGCTATTTTGGTGAATCCATCGACTTTAGAAAATTGCATCACTCGATCAAAATCATCGATAGCAACATCTTCTCGATGAGTAATAATCATAATATTATGATCGACCATCTGGTTAATAATACTCATCAAATTATTGTTAGAATCATAATCTAAAGAACTATCAAACACTTCATCCATTATCAATATATTAGTACTATTAGCACTATTTAAAGACGCAAGATCTCTAAATGAGAGCATAATTGCTAGAGATATTTTCATCTTTTCTCCCTCACTAAATGATTCATAAGAAAAATTCTGTTTATCCCTAGCACATATAATTTCTTTAAATAATGAATTAAATGTGAAATTTATGTTTAATCCAAATATGTTGAGATAATTATTGATATAGCTATTGAAATATGGTAAATATTTTTCTAGAATTTTTGATTTAATCCCAGAATCAGACAACAACTTAACCACTATATCATAATTATTTTTATCTACTTTCAATAAATCCAATTTATTATATAATGACTCTAAATTAGCTTTAGTGTTAGTCAATTTATCATTATATTCAGTTATATCAGAATTATTTGATTTTGGAATTACGATAGATAATCGGCTAATTCGATTATCTATAGATGTTAGTTCACTATTCAAATTTTTCATTTTTTGAGCATGTTCTGTTTTTCTACTAGTCAACTTTTGAATATCTGACAAGATAGCTTGTCCAGAATTAAGTTTTTTAGTGGCTATATCTAATTTAGTTTCAAAGGATTGTATATCACTCTTAAATTTTAATATAGAATCCCTTTTTAATGTAGGATCTATAGATTGAGTACAAGTAGGGCAAGTATTGTTACTCTCGTAAAATTTAATTTGTTTGTTGTCCAATTTGATTGCAGCATTACAATCACTTACATAAGTTTTAAGCTTAGTGATATGTGGCTGCGGATCGCTGAAACCAGATAACTCTAACTCTAGTTTATCCTTTTCTAGCATCAATAAATTGATATTTTTATTGATAGAGTCTTTCTCTAAATTTAATCTATTAATTTCTTCACTATTATCCACCACAGTGGTATTGGTGATAGTATTGATGAATGATTGTATTAATACTACTTGCTCATTATTTGATTTGATGTCATTTGATATAGATTTAATCTCATCATATAACTCTTTATTTCGCTCTTTAGCCACCACTAACATTTCTGCAAAGATTTTTATATCTAGCAGTTCTTCAATTAGTGTACGCCGCACCAATACTGGCTGCTCCATAAAAGGAATATAATTACAACTACCCAATATAGCGATATTAGAAAATGTTAGATAGTTGATTTTAATGATATGATCTTCAAGATATTTCTGTTGTTCCTTTACTGAAGACAATTCGTTAAGTTTTTCACCATTAATGTATATATCAAATACATTTGGCTGCTGTCCTCTGACAATTTTGTATTCATTATTAGATGAAGAAAATTCTAATTCTACCAGTAATTGTGCTTTATTGGTAGAATTGATTAGTTGACTTTTATTTATATTTCTGTATGCTACACCGTATAGTGCATACACAATAGAATCTAGCAATGTCGAACTATTATGGGTCAATTTAAACCCAGTAGTCACATATAATTGATCTTCTGCATCAACGGTGATACATACTTGTTCTTCCTGATAACCATTCTGTACGATCTCACTAATCGTTGATTGCATAGAACGTCTGGATGGTCGCCATCTGTCATCATGTAATTTGAATGGGCATACTGGCAATCTGAATGACAAATTCCAGCAATTACCAGACTTATAATGGGTACGATTATCTGCAATTGGTTCACATGCTCGTCCACCCAACGATCTTACCAAATCTCTTACTAAAACAATTAAATTGATAGAAGTAGAACTAAAACTAGATCGTGGTCTACCATCTGCTTTTGATAATCCTACACAACCATTGCTATCTAATAATCCCTGTAGTAATTCTAGTCTCGATTGATAATCCCATAGCAACCAATCACTATGATCTTTGTGTAAATTTTTATCATGTGATAAACCACTATCACGATACTTTGCTATTTCTGGATGAATAGCAGACCAACTATATCCAGATTGTGCAGAATGACCACCATTATTTCTTGAATTAGTAGGAATCCCCAGAGAAGATTCTAATAGTGGCAGTAGTTTAGATTCAATTCTGTCATCATATGAAACCTTTAGTTGTCCTTGACTAAAACAACCATTACCAAGACAATAACCTAGTGCATATCCAAAACTAACAGAGATACCTTCTTGGAGTCCGTCAAATTTAGGTAACGTATATCTTGCAGTATTATCTGATGATTTTCTCACACCATTGTCAATTAATTCTTGAGTAGTTTTGGTAATTAATACATTTTTACCATGTCTTTTTACCCATACAGACCATAGATGGTCTTTACCACATCGTATATCCACCCCATCCATAGTCTTTACCGTGTATACATCTTTCACTCCTTGAGGATGGATAGACAATACTTTGATGGGTGTGCCAGCAGAACCAATCACATAGTCACCAGGACGAATAGCACCCATAGTAGACCAACCTAAAGGAGTTAGAACTGGTTCTGATATTGGTGCTTCTTTACCCGTCCCATTAGACCCTACAACAATAGTTTTATTGTGGTTACACAAATCTATTTCTATTGGCACATTACCAACAGAAATGAAATTTTTTATTTTGAGTTTTTTTAGTAAGATCATCTAATAACTTCTACCATTAGCAGCAAGATTAAGGGAACCGTTGTATAGATCAGAATGATTTCTATACATGCTTATTGCTACCCAATTCTTAAAATTGGCATATTTGATAGAAAAACTCCAATAATTATTTTCAGAAGTATTTCTCAGCACATCTATTAATTTTAATAATTTGCGATCTTCTTCTATCACAGAGGCTTTGTTTTTATTAAAAGCATATAAGAAAGATACCCCTCCTTGTAATAATTCTTCTTTATCAAAAAACTCTATATATCTTTTTTCTAATGTAATGTAATTATGCAAATCGTCATATGCACTTACCAGTTTCTTATTTTCCTCCCAATGATAATTAACAATATATAAAGGACTACGCTCAAAAATTTGTGGAACAATATTGTCTTTCAAATTATATTCAGGAGCAGAGTTTAAATAATAATGATTAATAGGTCTACCAATAATACGACAACAAAGATTTTCCAGATGACATTTGTATCTATGTTGTCTAATCTTATCTCTAAATTCTTTCTGGCTGCTTATATTAATAATATCGCGAGAAACATACATCTTTAATGTGTGTCCAGACAACAAATAATGTAGTTTATCATCAATATTCAGTAGATGCAAGAAAGCATTAATAGTGGCTAATGTTTTTAGCCTAATCGGATAATACTTATATTGATCGGAATCATCACTAGTCGTAGAAATTTGTAATACTGTTGGTTTAACAAACTTTATAAAATATGCCATATTACTTTCCTAAATTCATACTATTTTCTGGTATATATTCTTTATAATCGACATCACCGTATCTATATCGTCTATGTCTATACTTTGCACATATTCTTCAAACAATTCTAGAGTAGAATTGTTTGAAATTGCTTCATCAGTAAATTCTACATCACTGATATTTTTAACCAATTGTTCTACTATTTTAACACTGTATGCAACAGAAGTCAATCTTTCCACATAACTATCAAAATCTTGAATTCCATCTAATCCCTTCACTATTAACTTTACCACACAATCCCTATAGGATTCTAGATCAATAGGTGTTAAATATGGTTCATAATAGACAGTTTGATAAAGTTTATAAGGATTTCGTATAAACTTTGTTTTTAGGGTGGTAGTATCGAGTACAGTTAATCCTCTAACCGCATTCTCATCACCAGCATTCATTTCTCCAAATATACCAATATAGTGAATATTTTGGTAAATAGATCTGAAATGAATATGACCAGATAACACCTTAGTATATTTGGAGAAAATATTGGGATCTGTGCCATGAGTGAGGTGGTGTCCTGGTAACAACATGGCACCATTGACCTCTAAGTGGGCAAATGCAATTTTTGATTTAGTATCGTCAATAAATTTGACAGTATTATCATAATTACTAGTATTGATCCAAGGAATCAAATCGATACTAGTTCCACCAATATTAATAGTCGCACATTCTGAATAAGTATTGATATTTGTATACTCACCTAATACTAAATCAATAGAATTAATATGGTTCGAGTCTTTATAATACAGATCGTGATTACCAGTAATGATATGTATCTTTTTATCTTTTAGTTTATCTAGTACATATGTTTTAGTTTGATATATGGTATGTAGTTCAAGTGATTTGCGGTTATCAAAAAAGTCACCTAATTGGATGATGGTATTGATATTATTTTCTTCTATGTATGGAAGAAAAATATTGTCAAACCACTTTAAGAAATAATTCCAGTGCATTGGATCGGATTTTCTTACACCCAGATGGAGATCTGCTAAAATTGCTACTAACATTATTCTTTCTCATCCTCTAGTGGTGGTTCCATGTTGTCTGGTTAGCTATATGTGTCCCAATTAATTGGTCTAATTTGATCTGATATTCTGGTGAGAATTGGATAGTACTATCAGGCAACCAACTAGGAACTTATTTGAGATATCTTTCTGGCGATACTAATCCTGATTTTACTCCAAACTGATAATGTAAATATAATTTGTCACCACCAAACCATTGATTATAAATTAATTGCTTAGTAGATCCATTATTTACATTATGATTGGGTTGATCGAATTGCCACAAATTGAGTATAGGATCGAAATGAATCATAATTATACTATCTCCAGATTTCTATATTTTAACTCGATAGAATCTTTTAAAGCTTGCTTCTCATGTTCCTCCAAACCACCTCCATTAAAGAAATAACTAAACTCTGAAAAATCTATAATTTTATTTTTTATCTCTTGCTGCTTCTTCTCAATCGCGATAGTGCGAATGAACGCAAAATAACAAATTTGAGTAAAGTAGGAGAATGGGTTAGTACTTATAGCAGGATCGAAATTGGTGATAGACTTTAGACAATTTTCTACTGCATTATTAATCATGTCCTGTTTATAGGTATAATTAACAAATCCACCACCTTGAGAAAATCGATATGCAATCTTTTCTATCTGAATTAATAAGTAATTACTTACCATTGGTTTATCTAGTATATTAGCAATTAAATACTCGTAAGTGCATCTAAGATAATACAATTTTAATATATTAGTAGTAGAGGGTAACTGTTCTTTAAAGAGAATTATTAAATTTAATACTTTGGATTTCCAGTCGAGTATCTTGGTCTTGTGTTCAATCAAGGCATCTGCAAATGCTACATTGTCAACATAGTGTTTTGGTTCTTTGGTGGTTCTTGGCATAAAATTATTAGATTATCATAGTAGTATATTAATTTTTCAATTATATATATACCATTATAAACAATATATCACAAATTGTCAATGACATAAATCCCTCCTATTGTTAATAGGAGGGATTTAACATCACTTCAGCTTTACTGGACTACCACAACCATTTCTGGTACTGCATATATTAAATACACCTAATCAAACATTACATCTGCTGTAATGTTTCGTTGAGGAAACGGGAAGCTAGAGTTTGATTTTCTGGTGCCACTAGATCCATCAATTTCTTCAGGAGTTCCTCCAAGAGCGTAAAATAACTTTGTGAACGGTTTAATAATAACTTCGTCGAGGACTGTGAAGTGTTCGTCGAGGACTGTACTGATTTTAACGTTGCTGTCATAAATTTTTTCAAATATTCCAGTAATGGTTGATCGATCTGCCAATAAAGTAGTTTTATCTTGTTGTACATTTTCTGATTGCATATTTTCAATCGCTTGACTTGTTCGGAGTCTGATGGATGAATTGTTGTCATCAACAACTGCATTTGATTCATCGAGTATTGCATACGCCCCCCCCACGCTTCTATTTGTGCTATCACTTCCAACACTGGTTCTGGAATCATAAACTTCTCCAACATTTCCCACAAAACTTTGATGTGAAATTTCTGGTTGCATGGATTCCATTTTATTAGATTGCGAATCTCGCTGTAGGTCTTTTTCGTTTGTGTCTGACCAGTTGTATTTTCGTACTTGATTATATCTGATCGTAATTTTGAATTTATGTTTTTTAAATGACCGTTTTCCATATCCAAGCCAGTCATTTTGTCCTGACATTGGGTAGCAAAATCTTTTTCTTTCTTGGATGTTTTCTCCAGTTGACTGACTTTTTCCTTCAGTCTGGCTATCTCCAATTCTGCCAATCTCAGCTTTTCTGCTATCTTCATAATCCTGTCCTTCGCTCTTAGCAAATTTGGCAATCAATCGTTTAGCACAACCCAAACTAGCCACTTTAAATGATTCTAATCCATCAATTACAACCAACCAAAATGGTGATTGTTTACCAGATTTAGTAGTGTGTCTAATTAATTCGATCATCTCAGTTAAAGTGGTTTGTTTGGCTGTCTTCATTAACTATATCAGTGAAGGTATAGTTTGTCAACTATTAATTTTGTGGTCTGAGGGGGGTCTAGGATGCCCCGTAAGGTGTCTCGATCTGGGAGTTTGACACTCCCCTGCCTAAAGGCGAGGAGATTCTTCTCTCAATGACGCACCTTGCCCACGCAGGTTTGCCCCAGCGAAAGTAGAGGTTATGGGTGAGATAACTAAAGTGACGGGGGTTTCCGATAACCCAATTCTGACAATTCTGGGTCTTTGTATTCCGCAAAAGTAGTCGCAATTCTGCAAAAATAGGAATAAGGCTTTGTACGATATGTCCTAGACATTTTATTAATTATAAATTTTTATAAATATTCTCCAAAGAATTTTTGATCGAAATCATCTCAGGAGAATTTTGATTATTATCCACCCCAACTTCTTGTAACACTCCAGTATATTCAACAGAATTGAGATACATATTGTAATATTCAAACATAGTAGGACTCATATCTCCCCAGACTACTACATCTTTTTGATTCATATGAAACGTATTATCAGAACTATTACTCATCCACGGTGATAACTGGTAGTTCATAATCATCCGACCACCAGAAATAATTGTTATTGGTCTAACCACCAGTGGATCGGTAATATAAAAAGACCCGTCTTCTTGTTCTTCAAGATCGTCTGGGATATTGACAAATCCAATAATTTCCTCATTTGTAACTAATTTAATAGCAGCAAAGAATTCTAAATCTTGATTTTCAGCTTTTGAGTCTGGAGTTAACATCATTTTTTCTTTATTAAATCTATTTCTGTTATGTTAAATTCTAATTCTTCTTCGGAATAATATTTGATTCTGTCCATCAAATGATCGATAGTATAATTTTTTATATTACCTACACTAATGTTATCCGCGATATCATATATAGTAGCACGTTGTTTAGAATCATGCAAACGTAAACCTCTCCCTATACTCTGTAAATTGCGTATTCTAGATTTATTTGGTGATGCGAATATGATATTATGTAGGTTTTTAATATTTATACCTTGTTGGTATGTCTGGTAGGATGCTATTATCACACCATTTTGTTCGGTTTCTACTAATTGTCTAATTCTTTCTCTCTCGTCACTACTAATTTTTCCATATACTAAATGTATACTTTTTTCTGGTAGTTCTTTAGTGAACTGTTCATATAGTGGCAGACCTTGTTGTTCTACTCTACTGAATAATACCAAAGTATTGCCTTTTAGTCTAGAAACTAAATTTTTGATAAAGTTATTTCTAATTTGGTGAGTGACTAGATATTCTAATTCTTCTGTGTACGTTGCAAACATTCGATATGGGTGCTTCAGAATAAGAATTTTAATAAAAACATCACTAATTTGTTTATTTTTAATTAGTTCGGTAGTAGTGACTACTTGTTTACAGTCACCAAATAAACCCATTAATTGTAATTTATTAGCTTTAGCACCATCTAGAGTACCAGTAAATCCAAATCTATATTTACATTGATCTAGATGTTGTAGGATGATAGTCAATGATTTGGCAACAGCAGTGTGGCAATTGCCTGTTATAACAACTTTACCATTGTGGCGAACAACAATATTTCCTGTTGGCACTTTCACACAATAAACTTTGCCATTATAATCGATTTCAGATTTAGTTATACCTCGACAACCTATTCTATTAATATGTTTACTAATAAATAATCTATAAACATCATTAAACGTATCAGATCTATTATCAACTTGAACGGTTTGATTAGTGTGGTAATTACATAGCACCGCCATCGCCTGATAAAAATCAACATTGGCTTTAATAGTTGAACTATAGTAGTATAAACCATTTTTTGTAATACTTCCATCCCAACAAACCATTTCTTCAATAATTTGTCTACATACATCTAGTGACAATTCCGCAATATTAAAATAATCTGATATATTTTTATAAGCGTATGAAATGCCACTCACCAAAAATCTTCTTTTATCCTTTACGTTGCCATTACGTTCAGTTCCCTTGACTTCTCTAAAATTAAAGTCACCTTTAGACATAATATCTAAAAATTTATTTATTTTACGTTGTTTTGAAAACGTAAAATCTAAAGTTAAAGTTCCATTTATATCAGTGTGCCACAAACTACCATCCGCTTGGAAAGCAATTAATAACTTATCTAATTCAGTCAATTCTGTTTTAATATTTGATGTTGTCAAACCACAAGTTTTAATAGTCCAATTACCATTATTATAACTAACATCTTTATGAGACTTTTTAACATGATTTATTTTATTAAAAAGTAAAATTTCGTGATTTGGTGTGGTAGTTAAGCTTATTCTTCTGTCAGAACTAGCATTAATCAATTTTCCACTATAGTCATTTTCAATATAACAAATTGGTTTTACAAAAGATATTTCATTTGTGTCTGAATCATATTGGGCAACTAATTCAGTTTTATCTAAACAATCAAATCTAACAAATCCTTTATTGGTGAGTATTTCTGTATCTGGGGTAAAGCATTCGTCCACTTGAACGCATCCATACTGTTTGAAATATGATTTAGGCTGAGTATATATACCTTGCCACGTAGACATCACTATTGGTTTATCTGATTGTTTTTCACGATCTTCAAATATTTCATGAATTAATCTAACATCCATACCATAACTAACAAATTCTTTTTTAGTTTGTATTACTAAACTAGTATTTGGAAAAATTATCAAGACTTTAGTAAAATCTTTATAATAATTAGCCAAAATATAAAGAGACATGCTCTTGCCGCTACTTGTTGGAGACAGTATTAATTTTCTATTATTAAATATACACTCCTTAACAGTATCTATCTGATAATCTCTAAGAGAAAATGGCAATTTTAGAGATTTTATATATGTATCTACATCGTAATTACATTTTTCATTTACATCTGGTGAGATTTCATATGTATAATTATTATCCTTCAGAAAATTGGTGAGATGATCTAGTAGTCCATAATATAATTGCCCACCAGTAACAGAGAATAATCTGATTTTTCCGTCCCACGCACCATTCTTATATGCTGGCATATATTTGTAGCCAGATACTTCAAATGAGTAATAATCATTCAATATATATCTCAGTTCAGCATCACACTCTACAATAATGTAGAGTTCATTCTTTTTTTTAATCCTAACGTCAGTCATGAATGCCCCAAAACCTTTAATAAATTTATAGAATGGCACAAAGTATCTCATTACTATTTAGAGGGGGTCACAGGGCATTCTATACCCCTCTCAGAGCATATTATCTAAATGCTCCATCAGCAAACCTGATCTGATCGGCACAAGTTTTAAGATGATTGCCTTGAAACTTTACAAAATCTAATATTCTAGTGATATAAACTTTGAGATCTTCCAATTTAGAAATTTCGTTCAGATAAGATATATATTCTGAATCTAATTCTATTGCTCTATTAAGTTCAGTATTAGTTTTACCTTTAACTATTAGATCTGGATTTATCTTTTTTTCGTGTTCATATGATGTACCATTGTAATATCTAGCCAATCTAGATCTCAATATTTCCTTTTCATAACTCTTAATTCTATAAGCATCATGAATAGATTGGTATATACTATGGTATTTACTATACAGTAGAGGATAGTCACTTAACCTCTGAGTAATATTTGCAGCATTTATAGGTTGACAATCTTCTTGAAATATATTATATAGTTTTTCGGAATTTGGGTATTGTTGTAAATAATCCAAAAATGAGACTGATTTGTCAGACATATATTTTTTAGTGAGGTATTAAATTTAATAGATTTTAGATAACATGTGGTTTTACATCAAAATACACATATTTGAATGAGGCAGTGACTTCTAATGGTGAAGATTGACGATTTTGAGTAGAAAAGTTAATAGAAGACAATCTTACTGGAAAGATTTTATAGAAATATACATCGAATTTTGGATTTAGTGAGTTATCTAATACCGTCAATACAGCATCACTAAAAATGCCGCCATTACTAGCTTCTCCACCTTTTGATGGATTATTCCTTACATAATTTTGTTGTTCATACAAATCGGTGAGATTAGTTGGATGTCCAGAATTGATCAACCAGTTATAAATTTCTAAATAATCTGCTAAATTTTCTTGTAATTTGAAACTAACGACTAAATCCGTGTACTGGATCTCATCTCCAGGCATAGGAATTGCATTATACAAAGTACTCTGTGTGGTAGTTTCTACAGAGATCTCCGGTACTGCAACTTTAGTAACAAAAAACGTTACATTCGGTGAGTTAAGTATTTTAAACTTAAAACTGGTGTCATTGAGAAAGTTTATATTATTTGTGTTTTCGCAAGAAACATTACTCATGAGGTTTAGATTATTAAATTTAATAATGTACTCTTACAGTATAACATACTATTAATATTAATGCAAATGTCTGAAAGCTATACTAAGCACTGGTGAGAGAGTTGATAGTATATAATTAGTAATAGTAGGTAGTACTATTACTAATTGTAATAATAGATCATACTTGTAATAATAGATCATACAAATATGATCTATATTGTATTATATTAATAGTAAAATTAGTAATAGTACTACCTACTATTACTAATTATATACTATCGACTCTCTCATCAGTACTTAGTATAGCTTTCAGACATTTAGTGAGAATAGTTGCAATATACAAGATAATATGTTATGCTTATAGCAGCATAGGTAAAGACAAGAGAACTACTAAAAGTGGTTCTCCTTTTAAAATCAAATACTCACCAAAAAAGATTATCTTGTTAATGCTTGACAGACTAATATGGATATGTTAGAATGATAAATATAAGAGTAGACAATAAAAAAAAGTCTACTATTTCTAGTAAACTTATCAACTCAATATTATTTATGCTAAATCAAACTATCCCATTCTCACCAGACATTTTCATTTCCGACATTGGTAAGTTCCAATTATGGACACTTGCTAACAGTATTAAACTTAATAATAGATCGAATTTTTCTATGCAAGAGATGCAAGATGCTCTAGGGTATGGAATGAGAACGATCCAGAAGCATATGTCAAGCAATCTATTCTATCATAGAGAAGAGCAGATTGAACTAGGATATACCAAAGACAGCGATTATGTATGGTTCAAAGATAAAAATTTGTACCACTATGATGAAAATCGTACAACTATATACTCACTATTTCCTAAACCTTTTGATGAAGTAAAAAATATTTTAGGATTTATTAGAGAATTATCTTTAGTTGAAATCTCACCAGAAGAATTGCATAGAGATAATGTAAAAGTTACTCATATTACTGCAACAGAATATATTTTACGCAATCAAAAAATTGAATATCAATCATCACTACAAACTGATAAATTAATTCTAGATACTGAATCAATCTTTAGTGATGTAGATAATGTAAAGGGAGTCCTTAATACTAATAGAGAAGAGTTAGTATTGTTGAATGGTGATGTAGTAAATACTAAAACATCTGTCACCCAAAAAGAAATCGCTAATTATTTGGGGAAATCTATTGGATATGTATCAAGAAATCTGAGAAATGCAGATATCGATACTAAAATTGTATATGCTACTACTGAAGAACTGAACAAAAAAGTCGGTAAATATTTCAAAGAAAATCCAGATAAAAAAGCTGGTTTTTTTCAAAATATTGGGTTTGTGTCAGTCATGGGTGGCAAAGTTTTTAAGAAGATCGGCAATATATACAACAAGACTTACAATTTTGTTAAAGGAGTTGTTGAAACAGTTGTAGAGACTATTAAAGAAAAATTTTTGCATTTTTTTGATGTTCATACCGATTTACAATTGCATAAAGTGTATCAAGCATTTAAAACAGAACAAAAAAAATTAGGTCAAAATGTGCCTGGAGTTTGGAATCAACTTACTATAAATTTTTTAAATGATTCGTTTGATGATATCATTATTAAACCAGATGAAGTCATCTATTATGAGGCAGAAAAAAACAATCCTGAATATGGAGAACCAGGATGGCAAAGAATTAGTGTCAAGAGTGCCGTTAGAAAATACGTTGCAGCACTTAATGATAGTCAATATAACGAATATATACTTGCAAAAGATGATATTAATGAACTTTATAATGATGCCATCAGTCAATTAGCAGAATACCATTATCGTGATTCTCACCCAGAAAAAGCAGAATTATTTGCCGAAAAAGATAGAATCCAAAGAATTGCATCAGAAAAAGCAAAACAGCACCAAAAAGATGTTCAACAAAGAAATCAACAAGAAAAAAATTTAGTTGCGAAATATGAAAAAAAAGCAGGCGTGAGTGAGATGTTTGACGACAAAGCAGAAGATAAATCTTTACAAAAAGATCTTGATTATGCAGTCAAATTGGGGGAGAAATATTGGAATGAGATGTTAGATAAATCTGTGCCAGGAGAAGATGAAATGATGGATTTTATTGCATTGTTCTAGTATGCTCTCAGAGGGGACTAGAATGCCCCACACCCCTCCCTAAATACAATTAATATACTTTTAATCAATATGAAAGACAAGAATCTATATATAGCAGCCTTTGTTGCTGCACTTATTCATTTTATAATTATTCCCTTGGTGATCATGTTTTTCTGGAATATGGTATTGGTTCCAATCATCCCAGCAGTAGTAGCTGTTATTAATTTCTGGCAATCATTAGCAATTAGTCTAACAATTCAATTTTTAAAAAGATAAAAATCTCACCAAAATAAAATCATATATATTATTAACTATGTGTGCATATTTGGGTCTTGATGGATGTATTAGAATTAAAGTTGGCAATCCTAATAATATGTTATATTAATTAAAAGATCATTCACAAAAAAAAACACTGGAGAAAATTAAATCATGACTTTATATAGAGGTACATGTGCATATCTAGATCTTGATGGAGAGATCTATACTGATACAAAAGTGGTAGAGGCTGATTCAAAAAAACTAGCAGGATCTATTTTGTCTGAATTTTTCCGCAATAAGCACGATGTACCTAATGCTAAATTTTTATTTAGCACACCAAAAGAAGTAACTGGTAATACAACTATTGCTACTGGAGATCGTAGTGTTGCTATTGGAGGTCGTACTGGTAATACAGTTATTAATAATGGTAATGGTAACATAGTTGGTAATAATAATCAGTTCATTGGTGCAAATACTGGAACTGGCAATAGCAATATAATCGGAAATCTGAATATTTAGATACCTTGCTAAATATTTAAAACAGTGTTATAATAAGATATAGGTTAACAATAAAGAAATATATCTTAATAGTAAAGCAGAGTCCTTTAATTATTAAATTTAATAATTAATTATTGGTTCAGATTTTCCAAACAAAAAAATCTTTAACTTGCCCTCGTAGCTGAAAGACAGCCAGTCGCCTTATAAACGCACTTTTAGCGATCTAGTGAACGCACCGATCTCATAAATCGGCTGAGGAGGGTGCAATCCCCTCAAGGTGCATTAGTTAAACTTCTATAAAAAGTTACTCTTGGGGGTGTAGTGTAAGCAGCACCGACCATCTTATAAATGGTGTTCTCTAGATTTTGGAGACGAGTTCCAGTTCAAGTCTGGACACCCCTATTAATTTCTTCTATTTTTTAAATCAGTAATATTTAAAAAATTATGATCGAATTCCCAATAAAGGATATTGGCACACTGCTGTTTATGAAAAACCAAAATTTTTTGGACAACCAAGTATGTTAAATTCACCACTAATTTCTGTTAGAATAGAATTAGTATATTGTCAAATTGTAAATATTATTAATTCTGATGAAACTAACTCAACAACATAAATTTTACTCTAATCATCCATTTTATTATGAATTAGATTATATCTGCTTCTTATCTAAAAATTTATATAATTATGCAAATTATATT